CTGACGAAAGGCTGACGAAAGGCTGACGAAAGGCTGACGAAAGGCTGACGAAAGGCTGACGAAAGGCTGACGAAAGGCTGACGAAAGGCGGACGAAAGGCTGACGAAAGGCGGACGAAAGGCTGACGAGTAGATATTAAGATTCAACCTTTTTTTTAATATTATTCAGCACGCTTTGAAAAACTACATTGAGATATTTTTCTAATTCGTCATTGATTATAATAGGGATATTCACTTTTACAGAAACATCAATCTGTGTTTCGCTATCATTTATATAGGTAAGTGATACCTTCTCGCGTATCTTGACAATTTTTAAGGTACATAAAGCCTTTATAATATATAAATAACCTAATTTAAGATTTGTTATTTTATTCTTTGTTACGATAACCTTGTATTTTTCACCATCATTAACAATAGTGTGTTTACGACGCAGTCTAATATAATTATCATCTTCTACAACAACTTCCTTCAAATAACTAGGAAAATCATTTATATATAGATAAGCACTCTCTATTTTCCTTCTTCTTCCGTTAATAATATCCCAATTTTTATTAATATTCCATTCTAAGATTTTATATATATTGGAATTTATATTAGTAGAATCTTTCATATCCAAGGCAACACACGAATCATTTGAATCATTTGAATCATTATCATTATCGTCTTCGTCATCATTATTGACAATGCCATTGTCCTTGTCCTTTGTAGAGACGCTGGAATAATCCTCGGGAACTTCATAGATTAACTTAAACACATTATCAATGGGTTTATTTACAGAAAAATTACTATTATATAAAAACATAATAATTATATTATATTACTATATCATTTATATTTTTTATATATATTTCCTTTATTTTGTTATATTTATCGTCAACAATTATTTTTTCATCGTATAGCCATTTTTTGGATAATATGTTGTATTTATGATGTTCATTAAATAGGATGTGAATGAATACATATATTACAAATATTATTATAATGCTATTTGTCAAGCTTTTAGTAGACATTAATATAATAGAAAATAATATGATACTCTGAAATATAGAGTTGTTTATTAGCTTCTGTTGCGCGGGTGTCAAATCTATCTTGAGATATCTTCCTCCTAATTGGACTATGATTAAAAATAATATAGATAGAGGCTCTAATGTACCCATACCTCCAACTTGCTCCATTATTTATGTTATAATCTATTTTTTATTAAGAATATATATATTCCGAATACATATATTTAACGAATATACACATTGACGGATGTTTTTTTATTATAATTTTTATCAGTATATTCCTTAATCTTGCTCAGTATTATATCATTAATATCCTTATATCTATTAAATATCAATGATATCGCCTTTCCGCTTACGCTGCTCACGACACCTGCAGATACTAGCGGTGTAGTAGATGGCATAGCTGGTGTAGCAGGCGATGTATTGGTATTGCCGGCGTTTTCATTGAAGCTCTCTTTATTGTCTTCAATGCTATAAAATATTTTACCTTCTGTAAATATTATAATATCTAAAATTAACGCAATTATTGATAAAAATAGCAATAAACCAATTGTTAAATCCCATTGTATTACATAAAAGTTGATGATAAATAGTATGATAAATATCCATGGATTATCTATAATATCAAGCATATTATCGGGATATAATGCAGCAGGGCGCAATCCAAGTATTACCAAATAAGCTATCAAAAACCCGGTGATAAGACCTTTAAAAATGTTATATAATACCTCGTTATTATATTCAGAATCTTTCATATGACTTCTTTACAATTATATTATATAAATATTTTGTTTTTTCTTTCCTTTTTGTATAATAGAGAATATAAAATAATAAATATTAAAATGCAATATTCAACAATTCAAGAAGCATATAATATTGATTCTTTAAAACCTACTAAAAAATCTACGAAAACTGCATCGCAATCTTCTAATAATTCTCAACCATATAATATTGAAAATAATTCAGTGGCTTCCAATAAAGAACCTGTAAACTATAATTCAAAAGGCAGTAGCTGTTCGCCCATACAAGCGCCAACATATAATATACCAATTTCTGGCGATTGTAAAAAAGAACGAGATGCTGCTATGAAAACATATATAGAAGAAAACTTCAATGCGGAATCTGCTAACAGTGGCAACAGTGGCAACAGTGGCAATGGTGGCAACAGTGGCAACAGTGGCAACGGCGGCAACAGTGGCAGCGGCGGCACATCTCCAAGTGCAGGGATAGGGAATGGTGGTGAAAATAGAAGTACTAATAGCGGGAATATCTTAACAAATAGACAGGATAATATTATGCCTTTTTATGATGAGGATATGGAGCAGTATTTTGATATTAATAATTTAACAGACGAAGTCAGTTATAAATCAAATGATGGCACCAAGGTATATAATTATATGCCTAATCATAATAGAAATTCATATACTAATAATAATACTGGCGAATATTCTAATAGCAATAATGTGAGCAAAAACGGCGTCAATCTATTAAATACTGCAGAATACAATTTAAGTGCCGAAGAACGCAAGAAGGCACAAGAGGCCTTAGAGTATTTAAAGAGTATAGAATACAAGATTAATAATGATGAAAACAGAGCGGCAAACGAAACATTAGACAAAGTAAGACGCTCTAACGATACAGGACCTGGCGGATTTGGAAAAGCAACTTTTGAGAATAATAAGAATATTGAAAACGAAAAAAAAGCGGCAGCGACAGCGGCTATTCAAACGAATAATGAGAATGAAAATAAACTTCTTGAAAGTATCAAAGAAAATAAGAAAACCGAAAACATATTCAATATGATTATAAATATATTTATATTTGTTTTTATTGGCGCCTTTATTATATTAATATGTGATTATATAACCGAACTGGCGATTCAAATAGGAAGCACAAAAACATCAAATGTTCTAGAACCCTATATAAAATATAACATATATATGCAACATCATTTTCAACACCTACAAAATATGCAAAATATGCAAATACCCAATATGCCTATGCAAAATATGCAAATACCCAATATGCCTATGCAAAATATGCAAATGCCCAATATGCCTATGTCACAAAATCAAGGATTTGCCTATAATATACCTGAGATGCCCTCCCCGATAGGAATTGCAAAATAAAAAGAATCCTATAACATTTATTATTTTTATTCAAAACCCTATTATATAAGATTTATTTATTAAATAATAATTAAATGCCAATAAATATATACGACCTTGTAAAATCAACAACTGTTATAGGAGAAGACACTATTAAAGCTAAATCTGTTGATAATGCGGTAGCCGCCGAAACCAAAAAAGAACCTGAATATAACGGATGGTGGAAAAAATCCAGCAATGGGAAAAAAAGGGTTATGTTATGCGGAACATATCCTATCGGAACGAGCAACGGATATTCAAAAGTAGTATATTATATTTCAAAATATTTGGGGAAATACGAGGATATTGAGCTGACCGTCTATGGGTTTCAAAATGTAAATAATACAAACGACAAGGATTTGCGCAATGATATCCCTCCTTCTGTTAAATTATATGATGTATTGGCTGCCGAAAATCCCAAAAGAAATGGATTTGGCGAGTTAGAAATTGGAGATTTTATTAAGAAGAACCCACAAGATGTTATTATTATTTTTAATGACAATATGATTACTACGGCGCTCACTTCAACTATTATAAAAGAATGTGGAGACGAAAAGAAGAATTATAAGCTCATTTCATATATGGATCAGGTATATCCTTATCAAAAGAAGGATTATATTGACCTATTGAACGCATATTATGACGGTATAGTGGCATTTACTCCGTATTGGCGAGATATTGCGAGAAAGCTCGGTATTAAAGAGAGCATCCCGATATATGTTTTTCCACACGGGTTTGATACTACGATGTATTATCCTATTCCTAAAAATATTGCGAGAACATATTTTAAATATAACATGGACGATTTTATGGTTCTCAATTTAAATAGGAATCAGCCACGCAAATGCTGGGATCACACGATGATTGCGTGGGTAGAGTTTGTAGAAATGCATTATAATGTGAATGTCCGCGAGACTATCAAGAAAAATAAGAATAACACGAGGCCTGTTAAATTAATCATAGGGACGCAAATTAATGCCTTCTGGAATCTCTGGGATGTATTAGAGAACGAGGTTAAGTTTAGGGATGTTCCCTTAGATTATGTTAAAAATACTATAATTGAAGTTCCTATGCCTCAGCAATTGTCTGACAAGGAAATTAACATATTATATAATTCGTGCGATGTCGGCTGTAATAATTGTAACGGCGGAGGTTATGAGCTAACTGTATTTGAATGCCTCGGCTTAGGCATTCCTCAGGTGTCCTCTTATGTGGGGGGAATACGTGAATATCTTAGCGAAAACAATTCAATTCCTGTTAAATCTACTATATATCAATATCTAGATAACAAATCAAATGGTATAGGCGGTAAGGCGGAAATTACAGACCCTCACGAGTTTGCACTTGGATTCTGGAAATATTTCAATAATCCCGAACTGGCTCTTAAACACGGTAAGAACGGACGCGAGAATATTTTAAAGAATTATAGATGGGAATCTTTGGTGGAATACTTTTATTCTAAAATACTAACTAATATATAAAAATTGACTGCCGCACATATCATATTATATCACTTACCAACATAAGACAAAAAACGAATGGCTCTTTTCATTGACACGGAAACCAACGGCTTGCCCGATATGAAAGATATGGTGTGGGGGAACTATCCTGACTTCCACGATTCAAAAAAGTATGACAGTGCTAGGATTGTACAGCTGTCCTTCATCGTCACAGATAAACAATATAACAATCTTGATTTGCAGGATTACATTATTAAACGCGAGGGATTTGATATCAACAACAGCGAGTTCCATTCTATAACAAACGAGGTATCTGACAAAGAGGGAATTGATTTTGACAAAGCCTTCAACGCTTTTTACGAAAGCCTCAAGAAAACCGACCACATTACTGCGCACAACATCGCATTTGATATATCTGTTATTAAATCCGAACTGTATCGCAGAAAGCTCTTCCATATCATTGTAGAGATTGACAAAAAGAAATTGCTATGCACTATGAGACATACGAAGAACATTATCAAGATTATCAACAAGTTCGGAAAATACAAATATCCATCACTCAAGGAGCTGTACAGGTATTGCTTTGACAAGGAAATTGAAAACGCTCACAATTCCAAATACGATGTAATCAATCTCTATGACGCTATTAAAAAACTATATGATGATGGAATATTATATTACTATTTGTAAAAAACTAATTTGTTATGGTGTATATATTTTTATATTTTTTATATTTATAGTATATTACTATAATAGAATAGAGTAATGACAAAATTTTCACAAATAAAATCTACAACTAATATTTCAAAAAGTTCAGAAAAATCAAAAAAAACTATTAGAAAAAAATTAGGTGATATTAAACCTTTGCCTATGAAAAATATAAAAGTTTTTAAAAAATTACCTGTAAAAATAGAGGATATTATAAAAATATTAAATATTCCATTTAATAAAAAAGAATATAACGATAATATTCTTAAATCCTTATTATTTAATGAATATACGAGCAATTATGAAGAAAATATAGAGCTATTGAAAAAACATATAGAAAAAGGTAAATATGGTAATTATAAAGATTATTATATATATTTAGATAAAATAAGATCACATCTTGATAAAT